CACTCTTGTGCTAGTCCGTCATCTGCCTGACTAAACCAACGCTTAGCAGGTATCCAGGGTATGCCCTGTGCAGGTGCGGCTACGTCTATGTCAAAGGTTAAGCCCATTGAGTCAAAGAGCCATTTAGGCGTGTAATAATCGTTGCTAGTCATATCTTCATTAACCACGTTAAACAAGCTATTTTGCATCCTTGCCCCAACCTGTGCCCCTGAATATGGCACCTACTGGGTCATAAATACGGCGCATATCAAAGCCACAGCACTTAGGTATGTTTACATCGTGTATAGATCGCTGCACTTCATAGCGTATAGAGCAGCTAATACACTCATACTCATACATCGGCATAAGTAACCAATAGGCAAACGCTCATTTTGCTACATACTTTGCATTGTAAAACTTTTACGTTAGCAGGCAGGTTATCTGTAACTATGCGCTCTATCTGCTCGGTTATCTTCTTGCAGATGCGGCACTCAAAGCGTATTGACTCACTCATAGCTGCACCGCCTCTGAGATAGGCAAAAGGGCCACGGTCTTATCAACCTGGCCCTCGCTGTCAAACTCTGTCTTAGCAGGCAGTTTTTTAACCGTCCACGTAACTTTAGTTTTCTTGAGATTAAAAGCGTATATGCCTTTAGGTGTGGCATTAACGTAAAACGGCGTAAAGCCCAGGCGCTCAGCCTCTTGTGTCAGCGCCTCGTATTTATCGCGCTCCAGGATTAGCTCATCGTAATGCGTATGCCTGCACTTTAGCTCTATATGTAGCCTATAAATTGTACTCGTACAGTCGTGGCTGTCGTATTGGTCTTTGCTCTTTTCTAAATCGCTCAGGTACCAACCTTTAATGTAGTTAAACAGCTCTTGCTCGTTTTCTATCATCGGCAGCCTTTACAAAACCATATGATATTTTCTTTAGGGTCGCTCTTTTGATAACCAAAGTGATCTAACTGCGTGACCATAGCGCACTTATCGCATTGTTCAACCTTGTACTCAGCTGCTAGCTCACCGTCTATAAAGAGTTTGCCTGTCATAGCCTGCAGGTTAATTAGCTCGTATTGGTCGCTCATATCAACCTACTTTTAATGGCTCTAATAGTTGAACAATCGCCCCAGTTATTGTCGCACTCTTTGCAATTTTGCCCCCACGATCCGTCAGGCAAAGTTATCTCCTGTGGCTTATGTAACTCCACTACTGCGCGAGTAGCTTTAATACAGCCTATAATTGTTTTCGCTTTACCAAAACCATTACTAAGCGCAATATCAAGGTCATCAAACTTTGTTAGTAACTCCTCGTGTGTCATACCTGGGGCGCCCAACCTGTAGATGTCTGCATATACCAAACTGGCTCACATTGTGTTGCTTTGCTCTTTTCAATACAGCTGTAATTGCCCCACTCTTTTCCTGTCTTAGCGCTAGTGCCACTACGCCAAACACGCGCCCCGTGTTGGCACTCGGGTTTGCCTTGTAGATAGATGCCGCCTAGCTCATTTTTAACAGCCTCAATAGTCTGTGCTACAGGTGTAGTAGCCCATAAATCATCGCTAACAGGTGCTACGTCTTTAGTGCTAAGCGCCTCTACCTTTTCCATATCCTGCTTAGTGCTGCGAGCAATACCGCCAGGTGTCAGCAAACCAATAACGCGCCCGTAGGCGCTCGTTACTGCGTTTTCTACCCAAAAGTGTAGGTTAACGCCTCTATCGCTACGCATCTCAAAAGCATAATCAACCGCGCTAGGTAGATGATCTTCGTACTCCTTGTAGGCCTCAGCCTTAACTAAAATATAACCTTTTGTTATGTCTATATCCTCGATATATGCCACTAAACGTAGCGTGGGATATTCGGCACGCGCTCTGATAATCCTAGCGTTGACATCCTCGTAGCCTTCTAAGAAATTACTCATCGCTTGGCCTCAGCTTCTTTTAACGCCTTAGCGATATTACGGCCACGTAGGTAACCTTCACCCAGGCCTACTTTGTAGCCCATTTCATAAGCTGCCCATATAAATAAGCCGATAAATAGGCAAACCATACCTACTACCATTAAATCTAAACTGTTCATCTTTCGCCCTTTGTTAAGGCCGATAAGCTACTTATCCGAGTAGCCCTCTCGGCGTGTGTAGTTAAAGTATGAACCTACCTACCGACAAAAGACAACGCGACACGCCCTACTTACTAAGCCTGTCCTCTAGCAACAGCTCGTAAATCTTATCTACGCGTATCTCTATACGCTCAACGCGCCCTACAAGGTTATGCCCGCCGTTGCCGTCAGGCTTTAGCTCAGATAGGTAGTACTTAACAAGGTGCCGCACAAGCCCAGCCATAAACCCTGAAAGCGTAGCGATCCCCAAAGCTACGGCTATGTATGCCTGGGCCTGTGACACTTACTTAGCGCCTATCCCGAGTTGCTTTTCATTAGGTGCTATAGCTTTAAGTACTGGCCCAATTAGCCCAGCTAGAAAAGCATTAGCTAGTACTTTAGGGTCTGTGATACCTGATAGATACAGCGCACCCACGCACGATAGAGCTGCACGTAGGTAGGACAAGGCCGCAGCCTTTAGTTGCTCTTTCATTATTGCTCCTTCAATGCCCCTTAGTTGACCTGTTTTAATATAAATACTGTGTTAGTACCTGAGGCCACAATTCCATAAAGGCCTTCATTATCGCCTACGGGTAACTCCATTTTATCGCCAGTATCTAACTTAAAACCGTTGGCTGTAGTCACGTTGCTATCGCCCACATAGAGCGCCCCGCCTGAGTTATGCAGCCATACGGTTTGATCCATAAAGTTTGCAGCTACCAATAATGTAGCTGTAATGCCTACGCTTACCTGTGCGCTAGTTGGCATTTTCTAATCCTAACTTTGTAATTAAAGCCGTGACCTTTTCAGGGCTTAGTGCTATCTCAAAATGCATTTCATCTTTTCTAGTCCAATCCCCGCCCCAGGTTAGCCCGTACTTTTTAGCCAGGGCACGGATCATAGGTACCTTAGCTGCATCAAACGTGCCTACCTTGCCTAAAGGGTGCTTTGTAGCGTTAAGGTCTATAGCCGTGCCGCTAGCGTGGTTACTAAGTTTGCCTGCCACACCTCTTACGTCTCTGTAGGCATAGCCCCAATCGTCAAACGTGCCGCCCTCTATTGGCTCTATTAACTCGTTGAACTCTTTAGCAAAGTTAATAAGCAAGGGCGCTACCTTTTCAGCGCAGCGGATTTTAAGGCTTGTTCCCTCAACCTTAAAAGGCTTAACGCCTATCTCAGCCTGCTCTTTAGATGCTGGCCAGCCGTTGTAACTAGTCTGCATTTAACTTAGCAGTAGCTTGGCTTCATCGGCAGTTATGCCTAACTTGGCTAGTAATGCTGCTTTGTCGGCTTCGGCTTTTACTATGGCTGCTTGTTCTGCTGCCATAACTGCTTCGGCTTCTGCAACCTCAGCATTACGGATAGCTTGTTCTGCATCCGTCATTTCGCGTACTGTTTCCAATCCGCTTTCGTGGTCGTATGTGTAGATATTTTCGTTGCTCATTATGCTTTCGCCAATCCATAGACTGATACCTGCGCCGTTAAATTGCCTGATACTGCCGCTAATCTGATACCTGTATATTCTCTAGCCGTTGCCATATAGCCATTGCATATTGTCGGCACAATAAAACTGCAAGCATTGCCGATGCCGTAAAGAATAGGGTTGCGGCTGCCGTTACCGACTTGGTTAATTGTGAAAAGACTGTTTGAGGCTTGGCCTGTGCCTGTTCTTATTTGGTCATTGATTAAAAAATTAGTGCCGTTGCTTATATTTGTGCCGCCGTCAGATGTATAAGTGCCGTTAAATCGGCGTATTACTCCATAATAACCATCTGCGGTCTGTGTGTTTGGGCCAGCATATCGCAGTTGCATTTTTAACTGACTATCTACTGAGGAGAAACAGGTTTCGATTACTATTTGGTAAGTTTCATAGGTGCTAGTGAATATATTATCAATGTCTGCCGTTGCTACGGCTGAGAATGTCGAGCGGGTAATAAATGTGTATCCGCTTGTTGCTGCTGCTGGTGTTGCCCATTTAACTTTGTACGGTGAAACTGTTGTGTCTGCTGTTAACACTTGTGCCGTAGTACCGATAGGCAGATTATCAAAAGTACCTGAGCCTGTTCCTACGATAATGTCTCCAGCTGCAGTTATCTCAGTAGCCATTGAGTTAGTAACGGTTACGGTGCCGCTTGTGCCACCGCCGCTAATACCTGTACCAGCTGTAACGCCTGTAATATCACCAATAGGTGCAGCAATCCACGCGGCGCCGTCATAGTACTCAGTACTGTTTGTATCTTTCAGGTAAGAGTATTGCCCCTCTTGTGGTGAGGTAACAGCTGCCGCACGGGCTGCAGATGATGCAAACACCAAAACACCTTGCATCAAATAGCCGTTAGTGTCAGCTGCCGTAAGTACCTCGCCAGTAGTAAAGGTCTTAAAACCTAATCCAGCTGCCATAGTCCTATCTCCTTAATAACTTAATACGCCGCTGTCAAGCAGGCCGTATATTGCCGAGTCTAATATAAAGCCGTCAATAATTGGCTCTAAAGTGGTGAGTGTTGTTTTCCAGCTATTAGGCGTAATGCTTTGAGCTACGCCAAACACCTGCAAAGTCTTAGTTAGCGTTGATCCGCCAGGCTGGTTAGTTGTAATAGTTACAGGGTCAAAGTAATCCAGGTCTAGCGCTGCAATAATGCCTAAGTTATAGTTATCGGTATAAAGGTCTAGCTGTATAGCATCGCATCGGATACTGGTTTCAGCCCTAGATGCAACGTATGCCTGCGCGTAATCCAGGGCCACGGCATCGGTTTGCATTAGTAGGTTTTGCTGGTTGTAACTATGCACAAAATACTTATCTATGCTGGGCTGATTTATTGCTACCTGGGCCGTGCCACCTGTGCGGGTAACGCTGGCGGAGTTGTAAACTAGGGTATCGTCAAGGCGCCACACCGCATTAAAGTAGCTAATATCTGAGCCGTTATCGTTAAATACTGTAGGCGTAGCCCCGCTACTGCCAACCGTTACGTTACGATCTTGAAAGACAAACGAGCCAGCGGCATCTACATACAAGGCCCCATACTCGCTAGTCTCTACCGTTTGCATAGCTGCAAGGCTTGTACGGGCCGTGCCTGGGTCTGCCTGCATTGTGGTTAGCCCCGCATCTACATCACGCATAGAGGCTGGCCAACTAATAGCATCTAACAAAGCGTTAATTCTTGCACCGCTAAGCTGGCCCGCTGAGGTGCCTGCTACGGTACTGATCTGTGCATTTTGTGCGAGTCTAAAAGCATCTACAGCTGTGATAGTGGTATAAACCACATCGTTAGCATTTTTAGGTATAGTAGTTGTATAGCTAGTAATAAAGCCAGCAAAGATAGGGTAAGTAGTTGCACCGTATGTAGCTGTAATTTGTACTTTACGCATAGGCGTTAATAAGTTGTAATACGGGCTCGCTGGGTTTTGTGGGTTAAAATCACCGTTTTGGTCAACTATACGCATAGTAAGACTACCCGTTTGGAATTGGTCAGCCTGAGGATTACGCCCTCGTTTTGTCTCAATACTATCTACTACGTTAGATACGTCCACAATAACGCTAGCTGCATCGGCCAATATATTGGTGCCTAATATGCCGCTGTCTAAGATCATCGCCTGAGCAAAGCTAGGCCCAGTACTAAAGTTAATAACAGCGTTAATTACTGGGATGCTCATATCGCCCCAGCGTAACTAAGGTTATTGCCAAACCTGTTATTTTCTTGTACCGCATTTTGTACTACTTCAATTAGGCCGCTTGTCTTGTCTATAATCTCAACGGTTACAGCTGTACCTGATCCATAGCCTGCGCCTCTGTTCATATCGGCGCTATAGCCGCCAAAATCTCCTAGTTTTCTTTGGAACTCAATTAGCGATAAATAACTAAGGTAATTTTGCTCCTCTTGTACTTGCGCCATAACGTCAGCTAATACAGCCACAGCATCGGTAACCTCTATAATTGCCGCTATTGATTCTTTGCCTGTTAACTTTTCAAGCTTTGGCTGGCCGTCAAATAAACCGCCACCACCACCGCCACCGTCTGTAGTAGTGCCTTTAACACTCGTTGGTACTTTGGCTAATAAAAGTAACATTTCTCTAATTTTGGCAAGAGCATTATTAAGGTTTTCTTGATCTATTAGCTCTTTAGGTTTTAGACTATCTAAAATCGTTTTAATACCCAGTAAGGTAAAGTCTTGGCGTTGCAACGTACTTAATATCTTTAAATCCTCGTTTAATTTAGCTGTAGCCTTAACTATGGCTGCTTCATCCTTTGAAGCTATAGCATCCTCTAGGGCGGCTATATCCTGCTTAACTTTTAGGCGCTGTACGTCATTAGCAATAGCCAACACTTGCGCTCCGCTTGTGGCCTTACCCAAAGCCTCAGCCTGACCAATTAAAGCGGCGTTAAGTTGAATAGCATCCATATTAAAGACATCGTTACCCTTAGCTAAAGCCAGGTTTGCCTTATCAAGAATTGCCTGAGACTTTTTATCTGCAAGGATTTTAGCCTGGGCCTTTTGCTGCTCTTTAGTAAGGGCCGTAATTTTCTTTTGAGTACTTAAATATGAGCCTGATTGAATTGGGTTTTTTTGAGCGCCAACCTCTGCTGCTCGTCTAGCTTGTGCTCCAGCTTGATTGAGCAAAGTTATATAGCTGCCTAAAATTGGTATAGCTTGAACTACGCTAGCCCCTGTTAATCCTGATAGCCCAGGTATCTTTTTTAAGGCAGCAGCCATAAGACCAAACCCGCGTATAACGTCAGCGGTATAAGTAGCTAGGTTTTCCATATTAGTAGCAAGGTCTGCCACGGTTGTATCGTCACCTAGATTTTTTAAGGCATCTATAAGCCCTGTGCCGATAATCTCCTGCACGTTAGCTGCAGCTACGCCTAGTTTGGCTATAGATCCTGCATAAGTCTCTGAGGCTGCCTTGGCTGAACCCTTAAAGGTTACGGCTAAATCGTCTGTAATCTCCTTAAAAGATTTAGTTTTAAGGTCTGCTTTAGATATGCCTACGCCTAATTTACCTAAGGCTGTGTTATTACCCAGGTATGCCTTACTTAATGCGCCTGTCACGCTCTCTAAATCGCGGCCAGTTGATGCACTTATATCTAAGCCAATAGTTAATAGGCGCTGAGTCTCGGCAGTATTTTTAGTTGCTACTGCTAACTTTTGGTAGGCAGGTCTTAACAGATCATCTACAACGCCAAACTCTGTTTGTAACCGTTGGATAAAACTTTCAGCTGAGGCGGCATCGCGCTCTAAGCCTACGTTTTTTAATGCTAGAGCTAACTGTTGCTGGGCCTTTTGGTCTGCCGCTGCGGCTTTTATTGAGGCTTTGGCATAGCCAATAACGGCAGCCGTACCAAAAGCAAGGCCAAAGGTTTTAGCTAGACTTTTAACCGATTTACTTAACTTGTCGGTAGCTGTCTCAGCTTGCTTAAATGCTTTTTTGCCCGTGAACTCTGAGGCTATATCTATAACTACGCTGGCCATAATTACACCTTTGTACTTTTATTAAGGGCAGCCGCGGCTGAGTTAATGGCTGTAATGACCGCATCTCTAGCCTTGCCGTTATTCTCATCGTAGGCCCTAAACAAAACGCGCCCTTGCATCTTGTCTTTACCCTTAAAAGGTGCGTTATATTTTTGCTGTTGGTTTTTTACAAAGACACTCTCAGGGCTTAATTTACCCATACGCTCATAAATAGATGCTGCAGCGTTTTTGTTAAAAATACTGACCAGCGATCTAAAGCCTTTTGAGTTAGGTTTTGAGGGTGTGGTTTTATAGCCTATTTTAGATTTTGCTATGCTCACATCATAGGTAGGGAACGTGCCCATAGAATTAGGCCGTGTCAGCCAGCCGCTTAGTATCTGTCCATTATCGGGCAGGTATCCTTTACCAGTTTTAACTATAGGTTTAAGAGCAGTTGCTACCTCTTTAGGCAACGCTTTAGCCAGGTCAGGGGTAAACTTTTTAAGAGCCTTGCGTAACTCAACGCCCCCTTTTACCTCTACTGGCATTTTGCTGCTCCTTAGCTTTATCGCTTAAAACTTTTAACATATTCTTAAACATATACGTATCCAGGTCTAGTAAGTACTGAGGCGCAATACCCGTTTCCACGGCTAGCTGCGCTATGAGGTAACCAAAGCTACCGCGCCCCACTACCCCAAAGGGTCATCATCTAGTACCTCAACCTTAGCTAAGGTGTCTAAAAACTCTGCCCCAAACATAGGTACGGTTTGCCCGCTTGTGCGTAAACACTCCCAGGCTAGCCAGTACACATCGCTTTGCTTTTCATCATCTCTAAAAGCTTTGTGAAAGCCTTTTTTTGCATATAACTCAAAGGCGTACTCAATACGTGGCGTAATCTGATGATCCGATACGCTGCCGTCAGCCCTTGTTATCTTAAGTTTTGCCATTGTGTTAGCCCCTTTTTTCTATTCTCAGCTAGTAGTAATTACGATTGGTGAGTTACAGGTAAAGGTAATGCTCTGAGTAGCAATATCTGCCACAGCGCCGTTAATATCTGTGGTGTTATTAACCAACACAGTAGTGCTATATAGCGGATTAGTTGCTGATACTGCGGCGCTTGTTTGCTTTAGTGTTAGCGGTACTGTTGTACCCCAGGCAGCTTGCAAAGTAGCGTTTACGTTTGCTGCAGCTGTATCGCTCAAAAAGTCTAGAGTAATAGTGCTGGCCTCTAGGCCCTTAACAAACTTATGAGCTGTATCGCCCATAGCTGTTACCTCTAGCTCGTCAAAGGCACGGTTAATAGTTGCGCTTGTTACGTGATCTGATAGGACTACTGAGTTAAGAGTAGCCACTACGGTATTGGATAGATAAATTGCCATTGGGCTATTCTCCTATTTTCTCGGTAGATGTGTCTTTTGTCTTTGTCTCTTTAACCTCTACTGGCAACTCTTGGCCAATTTTGATTAAAAACGCTTTTTCTTCATCTGTAAGTGCCATTAGTTAGCT